GGGCCGAAGCCCCTTTCAATCAATCTAATTACTTAGAATGAACCTGAAGAACCATACATACCTAGTGGGTCAGAATAACCGAAGCTATAACGTTCACGAGATTTGTAACGGACATTACCAGTATCGAAATCACCGTCCATGCTATTTTGCATAGGAGTACGTTCGAAATGTTTCATGCCGTTAGGTACATCAGTAGTTAAGAACCATGCGTTAGTATCTGTAAAGAAGTGGTTAATTGTGTAACCATCTGGGATAGAACCGTTGTTCTTAATTGCGTTGATGTCATTGTTGTTTGTACCAACACGCAATTCAGTTTCAAGCAAACGAGTTGCAACGAATTGTAGCGCTGGTGGAACAATCAATTTCTTAGGTTTTGCAGCGATTAATAGACCACGTTCATCAGTCCAAGCAGCGATTTGAATAACAGCATTTTCCAATGAAGTTTCGTTCAAGTCAGCTTGAGTTGATGGTGTGTTAGCATTAACGCCACCGTTTACTAATGGGTGAGCAGCACTGAATAAAGATACGCCATCGCCGCCAGTATATTGGGCAGAGAAACCGTTGTTTAATACAGCAGCAGCTTTAACTTGCTTAGTATATGCCATAGCACGAGCTAGACCCTTAGTATAACGAGCAGACAATGAGTCATACAAGTTATCTTCGATAGCTTCTTCAGTTAAGCTGAAGCCAAGGGCGATAGTTTCGTGGTTGTAGCGAGCAGTCCATGCTTCTTGAGCATTGTCATAAGCGATTGCAGAACCTTCGCCTTTAACAGGTGCAGCTGAGAAGCCAGACAATTTTGTTTCTTCTTCGAAAGAACGCTCTGAAGTTTCTGTTTCATAAATCTCAGTGTGTTCTTGACCGTAGCGAGCATACTCTAAACCGAACAATGCGTTCAATCCGGGGAGCAACTCTTTCAGTAGTTGTGCGCGTGAAATAGCCATTTAAATACTCCTTAATTAAACTGCAGTTGCAGAAGTGTAGCCGTGATAGCCGATATTGAACTTCACGAGTACTTCTGGATACTGTGTAAACACCATTGTTGAACTTGCTACGAAAGCTGTCGTTGGTGCCGCATTGATAGTAACGGATGTAGCACCTGCAGTCGCTGCTGCTGATACGTATGAACCGCTTTGAATTAACTGACCAGTAGCATCTAAGGTACTAACATCTGCACCTACAGGTAATGCGAATGGTAAAGCACTAACTGTTAATGTTGTTGATGCGCCAGAAGCAAAGGTTACTGTACCTAAGTTTACTGCTGAATCACGAACAATATCAACAACACGGAACGGTAAAGTTGCTGTGCTTAATGCTGTTGGAACTAANACTGCAGCTAATGAGTCGCCGTTAGCAATATTAACTGTGTTAGCAATACCACCTACGTTAGAACCAATCATTGCTTGTGCTACTGAACCAATAACAGTTGTTGCAGAACATGCAGCTGCTTTTAATACAACATCATAATCATCAGAAATGATTGCAGTAATATCACCAGCTAAAACACCACCCGGATAGTACTGACTCCAGATACGTTGTTTAGTACTTGGGTTAGTGTAGTAGCAACCCAAGAAAACACCCGTTACCTGATTAGCTGTTGTTGCACTTGCAATTAATGCGCGCGTTACAAAACCATTTACTTCTTTTACTGCATCGCCGTAACCGATTGCCGTTGCGTAGTTGTATTGAATTGCTACGTTACGTGTTGAGCCAGAAAATACCTGACCGCCAATCAAATTTACGGGCTTATATCCATATGGTGCTGGAACTTGTGGATAAGCCATATAAAACTCCTTAAATTAAAATTAACTACCTTTGCCAAAGCCTTTACTTGTACTTGATTTGCCTTCTTTAAAAATAGGCATACGAGGGTCGCTTTGACGCATCAAATTATTGTCTACAGCCTCTGCTTGTGTTTGTGTAAGGTTGTCATAATGCGCCTTACGTTGCTGCACAAATTCAGTAGGTGTCTTGCAAAGCAATAATCCACCGACCTCAATATTCTCTTGAAAGCGACTATTAGGGTCCATTAACAGTTTAAATTTGGGTTGTTCCTCAATCCTCACAGGTTCCCAACCTTCTCTAAGTGACTTAGATATGTTGCGGGCATCCGCTGTATTTAGTGTTGAGACACGAATCCATCTGTACGCGTATCCTGCTTCTTTATCTGGCTCTGGTAAGAGTTCAGGAGCTTGCCACTGTTTAGGGCGCTCATCAGCGATACGAGTTTGTATTTCACGAGGTGTTCTATTTTCAGCCATTTTTAAGACTCCAATTTAGATAGTGCAGCAGCATATTGTTCATTTGACAAACCTAGTTTTTTAGCTATGGCTTGTGCCGATTTAGTAAGTAGGACTTTCTTGGTCCCGGTACTACGTCTGGCTGACGCAACTACTGTGCTTGGTTTACTTGTACGTTGTGGTTTATCACCATCATCGTTTTGTTCTTCATTACTTTCAAATTCATCTGGGAAGCGACTTTTCACTTCCTTAGATATGTTTTTATAATATGCGTCAGTACCAACATAAGAATCTCCAAATTGACTCGCTAATTTACCGTGAATCTTTTTAGCATATTCTTTTAAATATGTTCGTTCTTTATCCGCATACCATTCATTTTCGGTTAGCCATTCGGCTAGTTTTGGCTCCATCGGAGCAGCCTGTTGTGCTGGATAACGTATTTGTACATCATTTTCATCTATTTGTACAGTAGGTTTGAAACTTTTTGCTTTATCTACCTTAAATGAGGCGTTAAGCATTTCCTCCTGCGCTTCCAGCAATCTATCAGAATCACCTGAATCATACGCTTCTTTATAGTTTCGTCTAGCTTTTTGTAACTCTAAATCAGCAGATGTCTGATATGTAGTGATTAATTCTTTCTCACCTGACTGTAACATGCCTTTTAATCGCTTGTTATCATCAAGAATTCGTTGCGCCATACCTAATGCTTCTTGTTGTTCGCGTAGGGCTGCTTCTTTAGCACGACGTTCATCATGCCAAGCTTTTTTGTATTGCTTAAACTTAGTCTTTACATTCTTAGAATACTCAGCTGATTCATCTGCTTCTTCTAATTCTTCTGTAATTTCTGGGGTTAGCGGAGTTGTATTACGGTCCTCCGTTGGTGTGTCATCTACCAGTTCTACATCTATCTCATCGCCATCAAACTCGATTTCAACATTCTTGTTATCTAGTTCGTCTGGAAATTTATATCCTTCACTATCAAATTTAGCCATTTCTGTTTCCTCTATTTGCGACGAATACCACGAGGTTCTGTTACTACTGCCTCTACGGTATCATCATTAATTAATCGGAATTCTTTTCCGTGGATTACTAATCGACTGCCTGAGTTTGGTCGTACAAGGATAAAGTCACCCTGCTTACACCACGCGCCAGATGGAAATTTAGTTTCATCTTTATACGCGTCTGGTCCTAGTGAAACTACAAATAATACTGTAGTTAAAACTTCTTCCATTCTCACTGTTTCATCAGCTTTTACTAAACCACTTTCATATTCCTTTTCCATTTCAGGAATCGCACATAATATGTGATAACCTGTCGGGATTGGGATTTGTGATGCTTTCTCTTTGTCGCCTACCTCTGCTTCTATTGATGCATCTTGTCTAGCCTTTACTGCCAACCCTGTGAGGTCGATAGCTTGAGCTAAGTTTAGGTTACTCATCCGAGTTCTCCATTCGTTGTTTGAGGTCTACGATAATTCCACATGCAGCTTCGAGACCACGTAGCTGACCACATATGTATCTGTACTCTTCTATCGTTGGGCAATTACCGCGTATTAGCGCTTCGGAAAGCATTTCCATTCGGTCCTTGTACTCGGATAAAAGAAATTCAAGATTTCTGTCCATTATTCACCTTTCTGTGATTTTGGTTTTAGTTGTGCAGACTTCTCTGCTAATTTTCCTTGCAAGTTATGTTGCATCTCTTGGAGTTTACGTTGGTGCTCTTGGTCATCCATAGCCATACCCTGTTGATGGTTCTGGTTACTGAATGCCGTTCCTTGTTGATGCTCAATATTAGTTTGATGTTTATGTACATCTACTGCTGTTTGGAACCCCTTCATGCGTTGGTCTGCCTGTAGTTTGTCCGTAGTATTTGCATGGTTTATAGCCATTTGTGCTGCAGATATACGTTGTTGCCCTGCTACACGTTGTTGGTCAATTGCAAGCTGTTGTGCTTTGAACTGCGCATCAGATTGGTCTTTAGCCACTTTACGTTGGATATCTTGCTGCTTAAGTTGTAACTCTTGTTGTTGCATTTGAATAATAGGGTCTTGAGCAGTTTGTGCGTTCTGCGCTTGCTGCGCTGCTTGCTGGTGTTGACCTAACAATTGTTGTGATGCCTTAGCTGCCATTTGTGCAACTTGTGACTCAATTTGTGGAGGCATAACTTCTTGCTCTTGACTATCATCAGATGGGTCAACATATGGAGGCAATGTACCACCCATAGCGGTTTCCATTTGCTTGCGATACTCAAATCCTAAGTGCTCCATAATATGCGCTGACATTGCAGCCTGTAACTGTTGCGCGAGTTGTGGGTTCATGCCTACCAATTGTTGCACATGTGGGTCTTGCATCATTGATTGATGCACTGATATATGTGATACATGGTCTTGATATAGGAACGCTTTAACTGGCTTACCCTTAAGAATATTTTGATTCTCACTGATTGGGTCAGTTGGTAATAAGTCACTAGCCATAGGCACAAGTTTTTGGAAATTCGTAATCCCTAAAACTTCCAACATTTGACGGTGAAGTAGCGGTAAATCATATAGCTGTGGCGCTGTCTGAGCCAGCTGTAGGGCTGCTTGATATTGGACGACCTTCTGTGCCATCGTAGCTGCGTTCGGGTCTGATACAGGCAATACGTACACTTGGTCGTAGTCCTCTTTCTTAGCCTTGCGGTCACCTTGGTCTGGGTCATATTCATATTCGTCAGGAGTAAAGTCACGAATGATATCTTTAAGTAACTTGAACTCTTGTTTCATTGAGTAATGGATACGAGCTTGAATTGCACTCATCATTTTCAATGTGCGCTCTAATACAGCCAGCGTTGTACCTACTGGTGAGTTGGCAGACATATCTGATATTTGCATATCAGCAGCACCAGCGAACTTACGACCCTCGTCTACAATCATGCTTAATAATCCCATAAGCACTTGTGAAGGTTCTTTATAAGGCAACGGCATGATGTTGTCGCGCATTGTGCCTGATGGTACGTCTACATCTCTAAATTCACCCGGAGCTATCGGTGTATCGTCACCTTTAACACGTAACCCACGAGTTTTAAAACCCCCCGGTAGATTAGCCAAGGTGCCAGCATCAACAAGCTGACGAATGAGAGAAGTGCCAGACTTAGCGAAAGCACCGATAAGATGGATAAGCCCAAAGCAATAAAAACCAAAGCCGGGAATATATCCGTAATGGACAAAGTGGTTACGTTTTTGATAAAACTCATCGTCAGGTTTCCAGTTGCGGCGAATAGCTAGGATTGTAGCTGTGCCTACTTCAATAGTTACAATGTATGGAAGTGCAATCCCTGTAAGTTCTCCATCATCATCTTCATGCTCGTAGCCTTCTAAGTCTAATTCAACTTGCATCTCTAGGAGTTTAAAGCGGTTATCAGTAGAAGCACGGAAGCCTAACTTCTCAGCTATCTTTTTCTCTACCTCATCTAAGTTATATGTCGGCTCACCTAGCTCAACATCACGATAGAATCCTGCGCTTTGTAGCTTGCGGATATCGTTTTCTGTCTTTCTCATTACATGTGTAATACGTTCGGCTGACTCAAGACTTGATGTACCATATGGCACTACCACATCTTCAGCTGTAACATACATTGACGTTTGGCGGTTTAGTGCTGGGTCAAAGTACACTTTCTTGAACGCGTTACCTGCTAGACCTAGACCCCATAACATACGCTCATGCTCAGGACGAAACTCTTTCATAACGTCTGTCAATTGATAATTCATATCTTCTTCAACACGAGCTGCCGCTTCTTTCTTCTCTGGGGTGGCTTTACCGATGATTTGCGTACGAACTGGACCTGCGGCT